TTCATGGATGTAAACGGGTTGCGGATTCAGTTGAGCTCAGAGCAGTTGCAGAATCAAACGCTCTGGCAGCGAGCTTGCATGGAGCAGTGTAACTTCATGCCGCCGACTACTAAGCCACAGAAGTGGCAGCAGATGGTCAACAGTTTGATGAGCCAAGCAACGTACATCGATGTGCCGTATGAGGAGACGATTGCGGGTCAATTCAAGGAGCACTTGTTTGCCTACTGCACCAGTCACATTCGTGCCATGGCTCCAGAAGAAATCGAGATGAATAAACCGTGGACCGATGGTGGTGTGACGAAGTTTAAGTTGGAAGGCCTGTTGGAGTATCTGCACCATCGAAGGTTTGTTGGTCAGACCCGAGCGCACATCATTCAGATGATACGGGACATGGGCGGCGACAATGGAGTGCAGAATATAGTAAAAGCCAAAGGGAAGCGGACAAACATCCGATGTTGGTACGTCCCTGCTTTTGAAGAAGATGAAACCGAATTGCCTGTGAAGGAGATATCAAATGACATCCCATTCTAATCGCTTGCTCCGAGTGGGGGAAGTTGCGGACCTATTGGGTGTGTCGCGATCCTACGTCTACAAGTTAGCGCAGACTACAGACAACTTTCCGAAGCCCATTGTTCTGGGGGACGAAACAAACAAGCGGTCCTCTAGCCGTTGGGTTCTGTCCGAGGTTGAAGATTGGGTAAACTCAAGACCAAGGGGCAAAGAGTATGATACCTAAAGCGGAACTGGTGCTTGGCCCTCCAGGGACAGGCAAGACCTACTACCTGATACAGCAGATTAAAGCGGCGTTGGAAAAAGGAACGCACCCGTCAAGGATCGGCGTGATTTCGTTTACGCGTAAAGCCATCGAGGAGATGGTTGCTCGGGCCTGTGCTGAGTTTAACCTGGAGCCAAAAGACTTTCCGTTTATGAAGACAAGCCACTCGTTCGGGTTCCATGGACTAGGGTTGCAGCCTCAAGACATCATGACCAAGGAAGATTACGACAACATAGGACGGGAGCTCGGCCTGACGTTTGAAGGTAAGATGCGTATGTCGCTAGAGGACGGCTTGTCTTTGCCCACGATTGGAGGATCAGGGTCCAAGTATCTGCAACTGGAGCACCGAGCTCGGCTGCGTATGATTGATCTGGAACGTGAGTTCAACGATGCGGGGGACCGTGATTTGTTTTTCCCGAAGCTTGTGCAGTTGTCCAAGCAGATCGAAGAGTACAAGGCGGCGACTAACAAGTTTGACTTTGTGGACATGATCGAGAAGTACATTCCGTTGGGGGAAGCGCCGAGCCTAGACTTCTTGTTTATTGATGAGGCCCAAGACTTTACTCCGCTGCAATGGCAGATGGCTGAGAAGATAGCGGACAATGCCGATCAGGTGTTTATTGCAGGGGATGATGACCAAGCTATTCACAGGTGGACGGGCGTTGATGTTGATTTGTTTAACGAGAGCTCGAACAATGTAAAAGTTCTGGAGAAATCCTACCGTATTCCCAAGGCCGTGCATCGTTTGGCAAACAGTATATCCGAACGTATATCCGGACGGCACGAGAAGGAGTTTGATTCGCGTGACGAGGAGGGAACGGTCGAGTTTGTTTATCACTTGGATGACATCCCGTTGTACGAGGGGTCGTGGACAATCATGGCTCGGACCAACAGCTACGTTACTGACTTGGCGGACCACATAAAGAAGGCGGGGTTTAAATATTCCATCAAGGGAAGGCCCAGTGTGTCTCCTACCTTGGTTGCAAACATCTTTACTTGGCAGGATCTTTGCGCGGACAAGACGGTGTCGCTGCAAAGGATCAAGGACTTCTATTCGTCGGTCCCAAAGCAGGGGCAGAACGCTGTTGTCAAACGAGGATCCACTCAGATGCTAGATACTTTAGCGTCGGATGCGGAGCTCACCATGGAGCAACTGCAAAAAGATTATGGGTTGTTGGTGGGAGCCGAACAGTCTGCGTCGGAAGTATTAAGGATTGGCAAAGCTGAGAGAGAGTATATCGTAGCTATGATGCGAAGGGGTGACGATTTACTGTCCGAGCCACGCATTAAGTTATCCACCTTCCATGCTATGAAGGGCGGGGAAGATGATAACTGCGTCGTATATACGGCGTCCACCGCAGCGTGTGTGAACAGTGACCACCCAGACGATGAGCATCGAGCGTTCTATGTCGGGGTGACCAGAGCAAGGCACACGTTGTACATTCTACAGAGCAGTAACAAATACAGGTACACGCTATGAAACGAGATGAAGTCTTAGACAAAGCCAAAGAGTTGATCAACGGTCAGAGGGCCAAGGATTACGGTGATGCGTACCACAATCATGGCAGGATTGCGGAGGGGTGGAACATTATTATCAGCGGAGCGTTAAAGAGTCACGGCCATGTAACCGCTGCGCATGTCGCGTTGATGATGGATTGGGTAAAGAGTGCGCGTTTGGTTGAGAACATCGACCACGAGGATTCTTGGGTGGACAAGGCCGGGTATAGTGCCTTGGGCTCGGAGCACATAGACCGGGATAAGAAAGACGTACCGTCTCTTTTATTACCTCGGCACAAAGAAATCATCCAAAGGATGCGTGAAAAGAATGCAAGATAATCTCTTTGGCAGTGCGCTGCACCACCAGATTAAGAACGAGTTGGATCTGATCGATGCTGACTGGAACATACCACCCGATTATCCTGACCTGACGGGGTACAAGAATGTGGCCGTGGATTTGGAAACCTATGACCCCAACATCAAGACTCTTGGTCCAGGGTGGGCCCGTAAAGACGGTCACATCATAGGTATTGCGGTGGCAGCGGGAGAATACCAAGGGTACTTTCCTATTCGGCACGAGAACTCGCATAACCTAGACCCCAAGTTTACCCTGCGGTGGCTCAAGAAACAGATGTCTGTGCCTGACATGAACGTGATTATGCACAACGCAATCTACGATGCGGGTTGGCTGAGAGCCGAGGGCATAGAAATCAAGGGTAGGATTATCGACACGATGATCTCAGGGGCACTGGTGGATGAAAACCGTTGGTCCTTTGGTCTTGATTCCATGGCTCGGGACTTTGTGTCCATGCGTAAGAACGAACGGCTTCTGCAAGCAGCGGCCAAGGAGTGGGGCGTTGATCCTAAGTCAGGGATGTACAAGCTTCCGCCCAAATATGTGGGGGCCTACGCCGAGCAGGACGCGGTTGCTACGCTCAAACTGTGGGACGCATTAAAGGCACGGTTAGAGGAAGAAGAACTCTGGCACATCTGGGACATTGAGAACGGGTTGATACCCTGCATGTTGGACATGCGTACCAACGGTGTGCGCGTTGATCTGGACAAGGCAGAGCAAAACAAGAAGCTGATTCGTAAGCAGTCGAAACTCTTGAGAACTAAGATTGAGAAAGAAGCGGGGATGGAAGTGGACATCTGGGCGTCCGCTTCAATCCAAAAGATGTTTGACAAGCTAGGTATGGAATACCTTACCACGGAGAAAGGTGCGCCGTCCTTTACCAAGTCATTTCTGAACGATCACCCCGCTGAGATATGCCAATCACTGGTCAAGCTGCGTGAGTTTGACAAGGCAGACGCCACGTTTATTGATAGCATTCTGCGCCACGAGCATAATGGACGTATTCATACGGAGCTCCACTCTACCCGTAGGGATGAGGGCGGCACGGTTACGGGTAGGTTTTCGTCATCCAACCCTAATCTACAGCAGATTCCTGCTCGTGATCCGGACATCAAGAAGATGATCCGCGGATTGTTTATTCCAGAAGAGGGGATGAAATGGGGGTCGTTCGACTACTCAAGCCAAGAACCGAGGCTCTTGGTTCACTTCGCAGCGAGCGTTCCATCTGAGTTACGCAGTCATGTGGTGGATGATGTGGTGGATGAGTTCAACAGTGGCGATGTTGATTTGCACCAGATGGTGGCGGACCTTGCTGGGATCACGCGTAAGCAAGCCAAGACTGTGAACCTGGGGATTATGTACGGCATGGGCGTAGCCAAACTGGCCGATCAGCTAGGCATTGCTTCGGATGATGCCAAGGATTTAATCAAGCGGCACCGCAGTAAGGTTCCGTTTGTTAAGCAGCTTGCGGACATGGCAACCAAGAGGGCTGACCAGAACGGTCATATACGCACTCTGCTAGGCCGTAAGTGCAGGTTTCCCTTGTGGGAGCCTAAGAAGTTCGGAGTGGGCAAAGCCATGTCTCACGACGATGCACAGAAGGAGTACGGATCGGACATCAAACGAGCGTTTACTTACAAGGCGCTCAACCGTTTGATCCAGGGATCAGCAGCCGACCAAACAAAACAGGCGATGCTTGATTGTTACAACGAGGGACTTACTCCTATGCTCACGGTTCATGATGAGTTATGCTTTAACATAGAGAGCCAAGAACAGACGGCTAAGATAAAGGACATCATGGAAACAGGTATACCGCTCAAGGTCCCTTCTAAAATTGACGTAGATATTAAAGATGATTGGGGAGAAATCGAATGATTGAAGATGACATGCCGACACTAGGACTGAAACAAATGCACCCGTTACAGGTTCACGCGTTGATGGACTTCGTAGGAGAGGCGCTGAACCTAGCAGCCTTGACCGACGACGAAGAGATTCTCAGAGAAGTAGAGTCTTCAGCCGATGAACTGGTACGGTTGTTTGGCGGCAACGGTGTTAAGGTAACCGTCGAAGCTTACTGACGTTGTTGGCGGCGTAGGATTTCTTCGTTAGCAGCCTGCGCCGCTGGATCACTGCCCAAGACTGACGGAGCCAGAGACTGAGCTCGCTGCAATAAGTTTGTTGCGCCAGTCGTTGCTCGATCCGCTAATCCGCTAATCGTATCCGTCGCTTGCCCTACAAAGGTTTCACTAGGTTGAGGTTGTGGGACCACGGGTTGAGAAACCACGGGACCCAAGGGCTCCGGAGGAACATAAGTAGGTTGTTGAGTCCCGACTATCTCAGTGTTCATTAGAGATCTACGAACTTCGTTTATCTCTTTTGTAGGAACGCGTTGAAGAATCCTGT